ATGAACTTTTGCCGCGCACGTTCGCCGCTGCGTAGCTCTCGGCGTTCTTGTGTCGTTAAAGGTCTTTCAAGATCCTTTAATTCTCTCCACTTTGCGACGCGGCGGCCAAGTTGTATCTCTTGTTGCGGTGTTAAAAGTGGATACCGCGCGATACTGTTCAGGTAGTCGCCAATAGCGTCAGACATGGAAAATCCGTTAGTGCATACAATGGAAGCACAATTCCACGGTGCTGCCAATGCTGCGCAGCTACGTGCGTTACATGCTGCAGCAGATTGGGGCGGACTGCTGGAATATGCACTGTTGATAGCCGAGCAAGAGGCAAGCCAGCGGTCTCAAATCCACTGGCTTGTGCAAGAGGCGTCGGCAGCGTTGCGGACTGGCCTAGAGCAGTGGCACCTAGATGCCGCTGAGGAACTGCTTCGAGGGCGTCGTCGTGAGATCTGAGTTGTAATGACCAACCTCGGCGTAGCTAGCCACTGGCTGCTGGCTCATACGGAAGAACACCATCTGACCAATCTTTAACCCAGGCCACAGCGGCAGAGGTAGAAGCTGGCGGCTGTTTTTCAACTCCAAGGTCAACACACTGCCATGCCAGCCAGGATCGGCGTAGCCGGCGTGCAGGTTTTCGTAGCCTTCCCGTGCACGGCTTGACTTGAGGAAGAACAAGCCAGCGATGTTTTCTGGCATGTTGAACACTTCAATCGTCTGAGCAAGGATGAACTGCCCAGGCTTGAGTTCGTAGGGATTATCCGCAGTGCGCCCTGCAATACTGAGCGGGCGCATGTTGAGGTCTTCTGCGGACTCAATCATGATCGTGTCGCCTAGCCGCAGGTCAAGGCTGGCGGGATTGATCAATGCCTCGTCGTAGTTTGGCACCATGCCATCGGTGCACAGCGCTTTGATTTCGTAGTCGCAGAGGATGGTCATTGGTTGAGTGGGGTGGTTGGGTTAACTAGTCGGCGGCTCGGAGCGGCGGTCGGTGCGGAGCATGTCACCAGCGCCACACCAGCCAGTTGCATCAGCCCACGAACAGCACGCCTCCAGCTCCTGATCAGCGCCCCAGCGGGCGGCTTGGGTGGCGAGTTCCTGCCACCTAGTGAAAGGGAAGCCGCTGTTTTCATTTGTCCACTGCTCTACCAGCTCAGGCGGCGGGGTGATCGGGTGTTCTTGAGTCATGGTTCTTGATGCACTATTGCTGGCTTGATTGGATTTGCATCTGCCTCTTGCAGTTCCTGGATTCGCGCCTTGGCGGATTCAATGCTTAGATAAGCAATCCCGACCTTATCCCACCACCACAGCTCACGCCTTTCTACGTCATAAACAGCTTTCGTTGGTTCTACATACCCTGCCCTGCGAATGATGCGATACTTAGCCACTGTCAAACCTCGTAGTGTGTAGAACTAATCCAACCAGCTCCATGCAATGCGTTGGCAGATGCGCCATGCGTGTTTTTTGTCGATGCCGTAGCGTTCGGCTAGTTGGCTGTAGCTGCTGCCGGCAACACGCAACTGGCGCAATTCACGCACGTGATCTTCTGTAAGAAACGCGGCGTAGTTTGCCTCGCCGCGCTTAAACGGATCACTCATCTACATGCAGCAGCAACCTGCGCATATACCAGTCAGCTTTGCCGTAATCCTGATCGGCATTGCCCTTGTGCTCAGCGCGCCATAGATATTTGATGACGTTGCCTTTGCAGTAAGCGCGAAAGCCGTCATCACCAAGTGCTGCCTTAATGGCTTGGATGCATTCAATGTCGCCGTGCTTGTAATGCGGAGGATGGTTGACAAGATCACTCATCGCCCAAAGCCTCTGCCATATCGCGCTTGATCAGGTCAGCAATGCGCTGTTGATATAAGCCGGTGTAGGTGCTACAGGTGCGGCCGCTTTGCTGATACAGCCACTGCAGGTAGTCATCACGGCGCTGCTCAATTTTCGGATTGATCATCTTGCATTAGCTCCAAAAGTTCAAGAATATGCGCGGCAAATGCCACGTGGGTCATGACTGCATGGGTGCCGGGAGGGCGCCCGTAGGACGCCTCCCACCACTCCTTGAATGCAATGTCAAGTGTGGTTTGATTCATCAGAACACAGGTTCCTCGCTGGTGGTTGCTGCGCCGCGTGGCATGAATTCAAAGCGTTGGATGCTGAGCACATGCTTGCTGCGCTTGGCACCGGTTTCTTTGTCATTCCATTCTTGACGACGCACGGCGCCAGTCACAAGGATGCTGTCACCTTTTTTGAGCTTATCGACGATCAGCTCAGCGGATTTACCCCAGATCTCGCAGTCAATAGCGTTATTAATCCAGTTGCCATCTTTGTCTTTGCCTTCCTGGATACCACCAGCGAAGTTGGCAACCATGGTGCCAGATTCAAAGGCGCGCAGTTGCGGGTCAGTGATGATGCGAACGATGCCGGTTGCGTAGAGGCTCATTTCAGTTCAGTGGGGTGATGCCATTGGCTTCTTCAAAAGCCAAGACTTGTGCAAGGGGATAGCGAACGCGTGGTGTACCTGCTGGTAGGCCAATGCGTGGTGCAGTGACGTAGGCAGGGCCAATGCCGCGTGCACGTTGGTTTTTGATGGCCGCTGGTTTCATGCCCCAACGTGCTGCCAGCTCATCAGTGGTGAGGAATGGTTCAGTCATCAGCAAACGGATCCTCAGTGGTGGGTGCTAGAGCAGCCTCTCTGGCTAGTGCTAACTCCATGAGCTGTTGATTCTGCTCATCGCTGAGGTCAGGCTTGCGCTTATCCATGCGTGCAACAACCTCTTGCAGCTTGTCCAGCGTGTCGGCTTTGGCGATAGCAGCCTTGCCAGCTTGGAACAGCTTGGCATCACCTGCGGGCAATGCAGGTGCAGGTGCAGCGGTCACTGTCACCGGCTCGACTTCTGCCTGCTGCATCTCGTCGGTGCTGTAGACACCGGACATATCAGCAGGGAATGCCTTGCGCAATGCCAATGCCTCAGAGCATTTGGCGATCATCGCGGCACCCATCTTGGCCCATAAGCCTTGACCAGCGTTGTAGTCAGCAAAGCGTGCGACACCAACAAATGGATGCTGGCTGCCCTTGCGGTGGATGATGGTCTTGGCCGCAGCAGGTGGTTTACTGCCAAGCCATACGTCAGTCCACTGGCCGTCGTCACCGCACCAGTAGGTTTCAGAGCCATCTAACTGACCGGTGCGCTCAGCAATAGCACGCAAGCCGTCAATACCGGCTTGGATGGTCATCTTGCCGCCACGCTTGATGGCGTAGATCTGCTTGCTGAATGGGTCCAGTCCAGTGCGCTGACAGGCGTAGGCAAACAGGCGCAACTCGTCATTGCTGCAACCAGGCGCAATGGTGGTTGAGATCAGCTGCGTTTGCTCTGGTGTCCAGAGCGTGATGCTAGAAGTCATCGGATGTGATAGTTGGGTTGGCAGTTAATGCCCAGGAAGGCAGGCTGAGCGCTTGGCAGTGATCGCCGTAACCCGGCCACTCCTTAGTGGCTTGGCAGTCGGCAATCACGCGCATGTCGCGTTGCCGTAGCTCATCACCAGCAGCCATGGCCGCGGCGTCAAGCTCGTAGACCGCAACCACGTACGGGGCAGTCTTCTCGACAGCAATGAACACAAAACGCTCAGCACCGTGCAAGCCGGCTAGGTAGTGGCTCGCTTGCACATGGTAGCGGAAGGTGGCGACGCTACGGGCAAAGCTGGCAGGACTGGCGTCCGTGGTGGTCTTGAGGTCAACCACCGTGGCGCCAGCGTACCAGTCAGGGCGGCATTTGCAGCGCAGCCCAGTAGCAGCGTCATCCCACCAGAAAGACTGTTCAGCCTTGCCATGGGTAAGCAGTGCTGCAGCGGCAGGGTGCACGCGGACGCTGGCAGCCATGCTGAGCGCTAGCGCCATATCGGACTGCGTGACGGCTTCAATGCCATCAGCAGCCATGCGCTCTGCTTGCTCCTTGCCGGCTTTAGTATTGCGCGGTGCACAGACGCCATAGCGCTTGCCAAGCTCCTCGGGTTCCAGCACTGCGCAATGCACCAGTGAGCCAAGCCGCATAGCGGCAGTCGGCTCGGGTGCGCTGCGCTTGGGGTCGAGGTAGCGGCTCCAGTAGTGGTAGGGCGACTTGGCTACTGCGTGCAGGTGCGAAGCGCTGACGGCTGGGTCGGCGTGGTAGTCGGCGTTGCTGGTCATACCGCTGCCCCACTGCGCATCTGGCGGTGCATCCGGCTGGCGGTGCCGTAGGTGGCGACTAGCTCGGGAAACGCATCCAGCAGGCGGCGCTTGTTGCCGGGGTCAGCCTTAAGGCCAGCGTGCGCTAGCGCTTGGAAGAAGCCACCGCCGTGCTGGTAGGCGGTGGCAAATGTCCAGTAGATGTCTGCTTCAGTCATGGCTTGAGTTGCTCTTGGCAGGCGTGATGGCTGTAGGCAGGTTGCTGGCGGCCGGTGTCATAGGCCATTGCCCAGACACCAAAGATGATTGCCAGCTCGGCGAAGCGGTTGAGATTGTTCATGCCATCAGCG